CTATTGATCCAGAATCTCCTGGATCTAGCAACACGGCAAGTGCCAAATATGGCGTAACACCTTACGCCAGTACGCAGTACATGTAATATTAAATTACGGACTGCTAAAATTTGTGTTAGATAAGACATATTCATGTCTGAATCTTTCACCCGATAAAACACTTCCTGCGACACTGGAGGATAAAACAAAGTGTTCATTGATAACGACTTTCCAAAGATTCTGGGTGCGGAACTTTACCGTCCTCACCCTGCTTACATTGCTGAAATGGCAGTGGAGCCCGTGGTGGTCCATGACTTCACCCGTCAACCCGGTCAAACCGTTCAGTTAGACCGCTATAAGTTCTGGGGTACCCCTGGTACGAAGGACAGCCGTGAGCGTATTGCCGACCAAACCATCGGTACCGCTAACAGCCGTAACATCACCAAGGAGAAAGTCCTGGTGGTGCTTAAGGAATACACTGGTCCTGCCGACCCGGGTGATCCGACCCAGCCTTCGACCTTCAAGATTGCTCGTGAAACCCTGATTACCGCCCAGCGTCTTCTGCTGGATACCGGTAACCTCAACATGTTCCACCAGTCGATCGGCAGCTTGACTCTGCTCGACGACTATCGCCGTTGGCGTGACCGCGTCTTCATTGACGAACTTGCTAAAGCAGAAGCCAATGGCGCTGCTTCCACCACCCAAGGCGGTTACTACTTCGCTGGTGGTAAGACCAAAGATTCTCAGGGTCGTGTTTCTTACACCTCCACTGAGTATGGCAATGAGGTGCAGCAGTTCCAGGTGCGTACCGACCTTCTGACCGTTGTTAAGGACCTGCGTAAGCGCAATACTCCTACCTTCGCTGATGGTCTGTATCGTTGCATCTGCGATCCCACCTTCATGATGCACCTGCGTCGTGATCCTGATTTCCGTGAGATTGCACGTTACAGCGGCAATCCTGGCCAAGGCATGTACATGGGCAACCCCATGATGCCTAACAACGCCAGCTTCTACATGGGTCCCCAAGCTGGTCAGGGTTACTTCCTGGCTGGTGAGCCCGTGATGCCGACTGGTGTGCAGTTTGAAGGCGTCAAGTTCTTCGAGTCGACCAACTTCCCGACCAAGAACGTGTCTGCTTCCTTTGATGGCGGCTCCAGCTATGCTTCCAAGGAAGTGGCCCAAGGTTACTTCTTCGGTCCTCAGTCTGTTGGTGTTGGTATCGGCGGTCCTAACGCTCAGGTGCTCATCAACAACAACGATGACTTCAGCCGCTTCATCATCCTGATCTGGCAACTGTACGCTGGCTTCGAGATCCTGAACAAGGACTTCGTGACCACTGCTTACAGCTTCGTCCAGGACGACGGCACTGTTTGATAATTACGCATAAACAATCAACATAGGAAAAGATAAATGACCTATTTGTCCGCTAAGAAAATCTACCCAGGCAACTGGGCAGAACCCCTGAACGGTTGGTACAAGAACATTGATACCAACGATGACGGCTCTAATAACGCTTCCAAGGGGGGCCCCACTTCGGTGCTCGCCATCCCTGGTTACCGTTACTTCCAGCAGCGTGGTTACGTCCCCGTGACAGCTACCTCTGGCGCTGGTACTGTCTCCGCTGCTGATGTGATCGTTCCTTCGCCTTATCGCCAGGATGACACTCGTCCCGACATCACCGGCATGGTGATCTCTGGTAGCAGCACCCTGCCTGCTTATGTGTATCGCGCTACCATCTCCGTTGCTTCTGGCTGGGGCGATGGCCGCGTTGCTTCTGGTGTGTATGCCGCAACCGGTAACGTCATCTCCTTCGGTCGTAGCAACAGTGGTAGCCCCACCGCTGCTTCCGGTATCGGTGAAGCCGTTATCCAGGCAAACCTGACCTCCACCGTTTCTGGCTCTCAGGCTGGCGAAATCTTCTTCGCTGCTGGTTCCGCTGCTTACAGCGCTAACCCCTTCCTGATCGCCTCTGGTGCCGCTGGTGTGACCGCCGGTAACGTGTACTACGCAGCTACCGCTTCCACCACCCTGAAGGTGTTTGCAAAGGAAACTGCAAATAGCACTGCAACCTCTGGTGGTTTCTATATCTCCAGTGGTGATTCCACCGGTGGCCGCACTGGTTACCTCGTCGTCGAAGCCTGCTACATCCAACCTGATGAAGCTCCTGGCTACGAAGACATTGATGGTTATCTCCTGGGCCGCACCGTTAGCTGATTGAGTTAAACTAAGACCAGTTAATCACTGGTCTTATGTCAACCACGGCAGCAATGCTTTATCAGCATAAAAAAACAGGTGCTCGCGTCAAAGTTATTAGCGAATGGGATCAAGGCGATTGGTTCATGGTCGAAGATCAGGATGGTCGCCTTTTTACCGTTTACAGGACTGAGATTGAGCCCGACGAAGAAGCCACTAAAAAGGTAAAGACTCTTCAAGTAAAAGATAAGGCAGCGCAAGAAGAACCACGTACCTTTCCTCCTGATACACGTTTAAATATCAATGGTGCTACCGCTCAAATGATCGCTGATCATATCAAGGGTATCGGATTGAAAACGGCCCGAGAGATTAAAGATCTTCAGATGTCCTTATCGGGTGAAAGGTTCAACAATCTCGAACAGCTAAAACAGATCAAAAGAGTTGATTGGGACGCGGTCTTCGCCGCTGACTTGATCCGTGTATAACTAACTCCTTCTGTAAGCATACCCCTGGGAAACCGGGGGTTTTTATTTTAGAATGAAGGATAAAAGATCATCGTGATATGGCTGGCATTACGTTTAAAGGGCGTGTTGGTTCCACTGGTAGATCAACTGGGCCACACTTGCATGTTGAAGTAGAAGATCTTGCGACAGGCGCTCGTATAAATCCGGAAACAATACGTACTCCTCTTGCTGGTTTACGTATTGGTGAAAAAAGAGTTCCGGCTTTAATCCGAACTCCGGAAGGTAAATTTGTTTTTAATCCAGAGGCTGGTATTACAGTTACTTCTAAATTTGGCCCCCGTGGAGGGCGTCAACACCAAGGTGAGGACTGGGCGCTGCCAGAGGGTACTCCGATTTTTTATGAAGGTGCCGGTAAGTATGTTCCTCTAGCCAATCAAGGAGCTTACGGAAACCTTTCTACGTTCACTACGGGAGACAACAAATATCAAATTCGCTTAGGGCACATGCAATCCCTGGGAGAGGCGGCAGATCTTTCTCAAGGTGCATCCACTGCTAACACCAGCGCATCAAATCCTTCTGATTTCCAGGAGATGCTATCTGGTTATCTCCTCGGTTCTTTACTGAGAGGTGAACCAAAAGAAGATCCAAAAACGCAAATGATGCGTGGGTTTGTTAAAGAGCTGGTACAACCACAGCAAAATGATATGGCCGGTGCATTGTTCCAGCAGTTATTGTCATCTTCTACAGGTGGACTGTTTGGTTAATTCAGTTCATCTATAATTGAGAACATACGGAAGTAAGCTGTGCAGCTCAGCGATTTTGACAAGAGTAGAGTCCGGTATCACCTGGGCTACTTCACGGTTTCCGTGCCGGCGGGTGACTTTGCTCGTTTAGAAGAAGCTCTAAACACGGTTCCGGATTCATACTTCTATGACAAAATCGTTATTCAGATTGGTCGTTGTGATACGGCCGAGAAGAAAACAGAAGTTGCAACATCGCCTTCCACTCGGTTAGAAAGCATCGTTGGTGATGTGGACCGCACGATTCGGTCCAGTAATGCCAAAGAAGCTCTCAAGGTTTGGGATGAGATTTATCTCTACGAGACCAACCGTTTAGCCGGTATCCTTTACGTCCCTAACTACAAGGATCCGTTTCAAGCTCGTTACCGTTACGAGCGTTCAGGCGCTGAATTTATTCAAGCGCTACCAGGTCCTGCCGATACGGCTGTGGGTTCTCGCATTTATTTACATGAGGTTTGGCGCTAATGGCTGGCAATCGTTTTGGAAATGCCATTACAAATGAATTAATGTACATGGCTACTGTCCTGGGACAGGGACGCATTCCTTATGTGGCACCTCCCGGTACACTTGGACCTAGGATCGGAAGAATTCCGCCTAGTGCCAATGGCGAATCTTACCGGCGTGCTGAGCTACGTTTAGCCGATGCGGCTAAGGCTGGTGGTGGTGGAGGTGGTGGAGGTAACGCAGGATATTCAGTTACTGGTTTTCGTCCTATTGGTGGTACGCCAGAAGAACGTGCCCAAGCCGCAGAAACTTCTCGTATTGCTCAGTTAACCGCTCAAGATCCGGAGCTTCAGCGTTATGAAGCCGCTCGTTTAAAAGCCGTAGCACCTGGCGCAACAGCAGAACAAGTACAATCTGCAGAAGATATCGGCATGCAGATGTGGCAAAAGAAATATGGCAGTACGGCTATGGCACAACCTGGCGGTGCGGTTGGTTCTTTTAATCCCCTGATGGATAAAACATTTGGGTATCAATCTGGATCTGCCCCTGGACAACAAGTAGGCGCACCAACATTAGGTCCTTCTCCCCTAGTACCACAAGTTGATCAGTCTTTGAACCCAGCAAGCCCCAACTACCTTGGCGGAGAAGGTCCTCCGCTCATGAATTTTGCAGACCGACGTTTTGAAAACATGAGTTCTGAAGAATTTCAAAAACTTTTGAACCAAGTTAACAAAAAATAATTCATTGGCATTGCTTAGCATGTAAGCCCAATCCAACTGGACACGAATCTTTGATTCACGGGGGCCAGTGTTGTTGCTTTAAACCAATGATCCTTTGTCCCAATTTTGTTAAGCGCCTTGCCGCCAAGCTAAGCCTAGTTGTTGCAGTACAAACAGTCTTTATTCCTGGTCTCAAGGCAAGCTCAAATTGGGTAGGAGAATAGTCCGATGGCAGATCGTAAATTCTACGAACAATTTAGACAGACGCCAGAAGGACAAGCCTTGCTGCGAACCATTCGTTTTGCAGAAGGTACAGAACGCGGTGGTCCAGATTCCTATCGAGTCATGTTTGGTGGCTCTTTAGCGCCAGATCTGAAACGCCATCCAGATGTCGTAATGAAAGGCCGCAGCACTGCTGCAGGAGCCTATCAATTCCTCACGCCCACTTGGAACGCCGCGCAGAAAAGATTAGGTCTTACATCTTTTGGTCCTGTTGAGCAAGACATTGCAGCACTTGACCTGGCTCGTTCTCGCACAATGGGCCTTGGCGGTCTGTCTTATTTACAGAAACAAGGATTAACACCTGAGTTTGTTTCTGCCCTGGCGCCAGAATGGGCATCGTTACCTACCAAAGAAGGAAAAAGCTATTACGGACAACCTGTTAAGCCATATCAAAAATTACAAGAAGTCTATAGTCAAGGTTTAAAACCTCTTCAGACTACTGACCAAGCCTCGCAAGGTCAGCCGCAAGACATGTCTAGCAATGGCTTCTTGAAAGGTTTTATGGCGGCAATGTCCGGCAGTAACACCAAAGAAGTGTCCATGAAAGATCTCTTGGAACGGGAAGTGAAAGGCGAATTCATGAAGCAACTACTTGCTCCTCAAACTATATCCGGTCCCCTTGATTTTCTTTCAAGCTACCTTAATCCGTACGCTTGATTGGAAACAAGCTTTATAATGTAAACAAGTAGGAAGTAGAACATTGAGCTCATCTGCAACGAACAAGCAGCCACTGTTAATCGATCGTCCGTTATTCGATTCGGTTCGAGTAACCACGCAGACGGTTGGCAGCTCTACTGCTAATACCCTCTTTGTTCAAGGTGGACAGGCACCGTCGATCCTGGTCGACATGGATGCCGCTATCCAGGAAGACAACAACAATGGTGGCGTTGTTGATTCGATCACCATCAGTCGCAACGACTTTTATCGTGCACCTGACTACACCATCAATGCTTCGACTTCAGGCACTGTTATTTCCCTGGTCAGTGGACAAATTGTTTACGTAACAACCACGGGTGTTATCACTGCGACCACACCGGCAAGTGGCGTTGGTTACTACACCTACACCGGTGCAACGACCTTGACGGGCGTTAATACCGCTCTGCACTACTCAGGTGGTACATCGAGTGGTTTCACATACAACGGTGTTGCTTACGGCTACCAGCCTGCAGTCACTTTTGTGTTCTACCACACCCGTGGAACAACAGTACCTATTCCTGCGTCAGGTGACTACCGTGTGCTGTTCGCCAAGACAGTCCCTGCAAACAGTGGTACAGTCGATTGTTCGGATCTGATGCCGCAACTGGCAGCTCCTGTGGCACAAGCAGGCAATACCACTGGCCTTGGCTCTACAGCTCCTCTGCGCAACAAGGGTATCTACCTGGAACGTGGCGACCGTATTTACGTTGGTGTGTTCCCAGACGGTCCTAACATCTCTGGCTACACCCCTGGCGCACACATTGTCGCTCAAGGCGGCTTCTTCTAATCATGGCCAAAAAGAGTGGAAGCTCTTTTGGTAGTTTTACTCAGTCAGTGGTCAGTGCTCCCAATGGGATAAAGCCGATCACGACTGAGTTTTCCCGTGGCTCAGTGCCAGATTCTATTTACGCCGCAAACAGGGAATCAGCCTGGTCTCGCTGGCGCCGTGGGTATGAGTTGGCCACAGCTACGTTCTTTGACAACAGCTACGAATATCCTTTTCAATACCAGATTCCTGTTCCATCTGGTACACCAAGTTCTGTTGCAAACCCTGCACCAATCATTTCAGGGACGTTTGTAGGGTTCCCGACTAAGAACAAAGAGATGGGGATGCATTGGGCTGGCTGGCGTTATGCCGGTTCTATGCGTAGTGATCGCTTGAAAGATCCCATCACGACAAGCGGTCTTTACATTGAATCAGTTACAGAAGATACAGATAATTGGTATGTAAAACTTGCGGGAGCCTGGAGCGCATCCAACCCACTTCCCCCTCCTTTCTATGTTGCAATCCCAGGCGTACCAGGGGGGCTCACTCCACTGAACAGTGAAATTATCGAAGATCGCGTCATCACTCCAGGTGGTCAAATTATTGACAAGGACACGATTGACCCTAGAACACAAAAGCGGTATGGTTATGTACAAGCTGTACTGACAGCTACAAACCCAACAACGGGAATCCTTACTTTACGTAAGGCTGGCTCTGTTCAGGTCACGCCCGATCAAGAGTATTTAACGCCGTCT